GTCCTGAATGATTTCACTCAAGTTAGTAATGACTTCTTCAGAATTTGTAATAGCATCACGCTCATCTTGGCGCACTAGCTCGGCAAAGCGTTCCAGTTCTTCGGTAACCCCACGACCATCAACAAAAACTTTTTCGCCATACGCAGTTTGCTCAACATCAAACCCCGCCTGTTCCGCAAGCTCTTTGATTCGTTCGTTCATATTTTGTTTAATCTTATTTTTTGTTTGCTTACGTTCCAATTCGTCCCAAGCCTCGTCTTCAGTCATGTTTTTTCCCCATAGCAAGGTCAATCTGTTGATCTGTTTGTTCCTCAGTCACCATCAAAAGTTTGCTAGTGTATTTGTTTAGCCACCTATACCTTGCTGCGTCAATTTCAAGTTTTTTGACAATTTCTATAAGCTCGTCTATTTCTTGATGCGTCAAATATGCGTCTTTAAGTGTGTCCATAAGTTTCATACCCTTTCTACCTTTTCTTGGTTTGACCAACTAAGCTGACCCCAGATACCTGTGTATTGTTTTGCAAGTGTTAAAGCGTCTTCAACGTGCGTTTTTTGTTTTGGCATCAGCTTGTACACAGCTACGTAACGTCCTCCGTTTGGTCTACCAGTATCAAACATACCCTTTGCAACGTCTTTAAACGGTACTGTAGCGATTAACCTGCGTACCTGATTGGGTGACATATCAATACGTTCTGCAAGCTCGTATGCAGTCAACCATTTGTCTACATTCTTAAATACGTGCATTAGTTCAATTTGGCTTTTCTTCACGTTTAATCCTCCCGTCTGGATAAAACAAAGTGTTTTCAATTCTGCTTGGTGCCGCTAGTACGGTCATGCTGCCAGTTCGTGTATACGTTTTAGGGCTTTTGTATGCAGGTCTGTCAAACTTGTCTATTTTGTCTGTTTTTTTCATTGTGTCTCCGCTACTCGTTGTGCAATTCTTGTTCTAAATTGGCCCATGTCTTCGCCCGGTCTTGGTTGCATACCTAACTCACGTGCTTTGTCCATTGTTAATTGCTCACTACTGTACCAAGGCAATGCAGGTTTCTTTGGTGCTTTAGCTTTCATCTCAAGTTCATCAAAGTAACGACCTTGATTAAGCCATGTAGCAGGGTGCGGAATAAACTCCGTGTCCGTTTCCTTTAACTTCCAGTATTCAACGTGGGTGTCTACAACGTCAAGGGCTAACTCTTGTTCATCAGGGGGTAGCTTTGCAAACGCTTGCATAGCGGTCTTTTTAGCTACCTTGCGAGGGTATTTCTTCCAGAATTGTTCAAAGTCCATTTCATCACCTTTATTGAGTTAGTTTAGATAGCTTAACTAATGTTTTAAAGTAATGCAACATTATTTTTATTTTTTTTTATGTTTGTTTACTTTAGACATAACTTCCCCAAGGGTGGTAAGCACGTAGTTTCCTACTGCTTTCCTACCTGACCCATATCTTTTAGATACCAGTCCTACCTGAGTTAATGTTCAATCGAGCTAGAGTCTTGTCCCACCGATGTCCTCTAGTCTTGTGTAGTCCCCATTTAAGGCTACGTGGCTTGCAGTCGGGTGTGTGACTAGCCAATCTTTATTGGGTGCGGGCGATTTAACCCCATTTGATAACGCTCCCTGACGGAAGACGTGGATACAAAAAAACCGCTTTAATCAACACCCCGGTGGAAACAAAGTCTTTTTGGGACTAAGCCCCCTTGTCGGGGCGGGATGCTGATTAAAGCGGTCTAATGTCATTGCTTTCCACGGCAACGGTTTAATTATGTACTACTTTTTAAAAAAAGTAAAGTGAGCTTCGATAAAGCACGATTTCCACTAGACAATTAAACACTAACGTCTAAGAGTGCAGGTGCTTGCCACAGAACCTTTATTCTAGACGCTTGCATTAAAAAATTGGGTCGCTAACACCCAATGCTCACAAGTCTGAGTGCTGGTGTCTTAGCGGGTACTTGTTAATAAGGTGTCTAGAATCTTATTAAATCACCGCCCCAACCGAATGTAGCTGCACTCAATCTCAACACTCAGGCTTGTAAGTATTTAACGCAATTCTACCCATATATCTTGCCATGTCGAGGGGAACATTGCTTTACGTGTGTATTTACCGTCTGACGCTTTCTCTAAGCTAGCTGCAAGAAATATCAGCTTATCTTGCGGAATACCGTTGCTGCGCCATTGAGAAACAGCGGCTAACGTCACGCCACACAACTTAGCTACCTTTGTTGTGCCACCTAGAATTTGGATAATTTCGTTGTTTTCCATGAAGCAATCTTAACATATTTGACTTGACATACATATTTAGTTGTCTTAATATTCGTATTAGGCAATCACGCCTAACAAGGAAAAATCATGGAAGAACAGCAATTTCAAGACGAATACGAACAACGGTTAGAAGAAGCACTTAACCAAGTCGAACAGGGCTACGTCACAGAAGACTACATGGCTATTATCCGCCATGCTTGCAACTTACCTAAAGCATCACCTAAAAAACTACTTCCCCTTGTCTATAACTTTGATGAAATTTTTGGAGCAACACAATGATTATTACTGGATCAAATTCAGACCGCAAACAGTTTCAAATTGCACCCGCTGGCACTCACTTAGCTCGTCTTTATCGCATCATCGACCTTGGTACACAAATGCGTGAGTATGAGGGCAAAGTCACAATGAGTCGCAAAGCAAAGTTCTTTTTTGAACTTCATGGCGAAGACGTTGAAGGCAAACCATTGTTGACATTGGACGGTAAGCCGTTAATTCAATCCCGTGAGTACACAGTAAGCCTTAACGAAAAAGCAAATTTGCGTCGTGATTTAGAGGCTTGGAGAGGCAAAGCTTTTACTGAGGAAGAATTGAAAGGTTTTGACCTCAAAAACATCCTTGGGCACTTTTGCATGGTTAACATCAGCCACCGCCAAAAGGGTGACATGACGTATGCAGACCTCAAAGGTATCTCTGCTGTACCTAGCATTTACAAAAAGCAAGGGTTGCCAGAACCAGTAAACACCACAATGATGTTTAACCTTGATAAATTTGATGAAAATATGTTTGATTCGTTGTCTGAAAACATCAAGGAAACGATTAGAAAGTCACCTGAGTACCGCAGCATTGGTGAGCAATCTAAAGCGTACCAAGAAGCTTCTGGTGGGTCTGTAGCGGATATGGACAATGACATTCCGTTTTAAGGAGCTTATCTTGAACCAAACTGAAGAAGCTATCTTAATAAGCTGGCGGCTTCAGCAATGGTATGAGGGCATGGTTCTTGACCAAAGAGCCATGCAAGACGTTCAAGACGCTATTGAGATGCTTAAAACCCTTGCTAAACAGGTGAACAAATGAATACAGAATATGCTTTTCCACATGAAAACAATCATACTTACAAAATGACAGGCATGACGTTGCGTGATTATTTTGCTGCAAAAGCTATGCAAGCAATTTTTGTAGAGTCATTTAAAGAATCTAATGGAAATTTGACATTAGTAGCAAGAAACGCTTATCACATAGCTAACGCAATGATGGAGGCAAGAAAATGATTGTCAAAACAGCAGATTCTGAGTCAGGACATTGGTATACGCAATCGGGTGAACCAGCGTATCGAATCATTGGAAAAAACGGGGTAGAGCGTAATACTCGACTGACAGATGCTCGTGAACGGGGTTTAGTACCGTCAGTCACAACTATTAGCGGATTGCTTGCAAAGCCCGGTCTTAACAATTGGTTGCAGCAAAACGTCTTATTGGCTGCGCTGACATTACCTAGAATGGACGGTGAATCAGAGGAAAACTGGTTGCAACGTGTGATGTCTGATTCTAAGTCTACAGGACGGGACGCAGCAGATAGAGGTACTCGACTGCATGGGATACTTGAGGATTTTTACAAAGGTAAATTAGTTCAGTTTCCTAACTTTGTTTATCGGGTCAATACTGCGCTAGAAACTCACTTCGGCCCTGCTAACTGGGAAGCAGAACGTAGCTTTAGTTGGGGTGGATACGGTGGAAAGGTTGACCTTATAGCTGACAATATTGTTGTAGACTTTAAAAGCAAGGAAGGGGATTTAAGTAAGATTACCCCTTACCACGAACAAATCATGCAGCTTGCAGCTTATCGCATGGGTCTAGGCAAGCCTACCGCACGATGTGCTAACGTGTACTTTACAGAATCTGGTGACGTTCGACTGATTGAGCATTCAGAACAAGATTTATCTGACGCTTGGGAGTGTTTTCAGTATCTTCTAGCTTTCTACAAGAAGAAGAACAACATATAATCAACGGGCGGGGAACGCTGGTGTCCCTCCCTCCTTGTCCGGTTAGTACCCGCACCCCACAAAAATACAACACTTAGGGTTTATCCCTATAAAATAATGTTGCATTAACTATTTAGCTAGCTTAATATATCTACATGGCAACAACGCCACAATGATGAAAAGGAAGAAACAAAATGTTTACATACCAAGATGCAAGAAACGAAAAACAAGCAATTAACGCAACATTGTTTGCAAAGCAAGATGATGCCGTTGCTCAACA